CCGGATCTTGAGCGTTGAATGGATATGAAGCTATGCGTAGTTTGGAACGGATCTCATCCGAACCACCTGCGCGCGCAAAGATCACTGCAGGATCAATACCCGTTCGCATAATAGCATCATGTTCCCTAACTAGCGCGACGATATCTCGAAAACGTGGATGCCATCTACAATTTTCGACCTGCATAATCAGTCTCGCAGACATTAGAAATTTGAATTTGTGTGCCTCAGTATTAACCCATCTCTCCAATGATAACATACCATTCAGAGCACGGTATACTGACCTAACGCCACGGCACACTCCTCCAATCGAATATTCTAGTGAGTGCCATCTCTGCAGAAAATGCACTCCAGTCTTTGAAACAAATTGCTTTTCTGGGTTGCATTCAAGCCCGAGCTCATCAAATACGTCGCTAATCTCCTCCACTCCAGGAAAGGGGTCAAAGACATAAATTGAATCGTCTCCCAACGCTTCAAAATGCTTCAATCGAATACCCAATCGAGCTGCAACATAATGCGCAGCTATCACATTGACCAGCGTGTCAATGAGATTCGTGAGAGCAGATCCGCTTGGTACTCCGCCTTTCTTATCCCTGAATATTCCATCAGGTGTTACCATTGGCATTGTGGAGATTACCTCAAGTAACAAGTCCAGTCGGGTAGCAGCTTCATCAAAGAACCAAAACTTCAATAGATCAAATACGCATTCCAATAGCGTAATCGAGACTGAAGCATCAAAGTTCTTGAAATCAGCAGACATGACAGTTAAGCCAGAATCATCAGATGAACGTAGAATCTTCGTGACACCTTCATCAACCTTAAGATTACTACTCCATCCATGGTATCCTGGTAACTCACGTAGTCTATTCAACACTGGGTACAGTATTGAAAGTCCTAGTATTGTCTCAGCATGATCTATTTCCCATATCAGCCGCTGTTTCGGTATGGCGTGTAATCCTTTTGGTTGTCCTCTCCAACCAACAACAGCTGGATATATATCACGTGCTGACGCTGCTTCCTTCGCTCGTTGTAGATACTTTGGTACCACTGAATCATCTTCAGTCATCTCAGGCAAACCCTTCAATGTATTATGTGGCATTGTGGCAGCCGCAGCATCTAAACCCATAGGCCTAAAGGTTGACTTACTGAAAGTATGGGATATTGAGCCAATACTGAATTCAATATCTTATCACTTCCCTTGAAGTGCTGTGTCTTGAACGCAGCAAGCGAATCTCTCCGCTTACTCCAAGGTTCCATAATTGA